CACAGATTTGATGGGGTTTGGAGTGACTTTTCAGATTGAAGGGGTGCAAGTATTAAAGTTAGCTAACGGAGGAGTAGGCGGAGTGGCTGCTGAAAAGTTTGGATTCACTGAAGAAGAAGGATACATAGCTAATGGAGGTGAAGACTTGACCGGAGCATTTGATGCGGAAGAAGAAACAAAGGAAACGCTCACAGCGAACTTCTAATTACCGATCTGGATTTGAAGCTACACTAGCACACCAACTTCAGCGTGGTGGTGTCAGTTTCCAATACGAAACGTTAAAGTTAGAATACACTAAGACGGCAACTTACACTCCCGACTTCATACTACCCAACGGCATCATCATTGAGGCTAAGGGTGTATGGACTGTGGAAGATAGGAAGAAGCATCTACTAGTACGAGAACAACATCCACACCTAGACATACGACTCGTATTTATGAATGCATCCAACAAGATTCGTAAGGGAAGCGACACCACCTACGCTAAATGGTGTGAGAAAAAGAATATACTATATGCAAATAAAACTATACCTAAATCATGGCTTTCACAGCAACCCATCAACCATGCAGTAAGTGCGGAAGTTCAGACGCATTGTCCACCAACGACGACGGTAGCACCCATTGTTTCAGTTGCGACAATCACGTTGGAGCCGGACGAATGAAGAATGAATCAACCTCCCCAACACCGAGAGATTACGTAAGAGGAGAACCACAAGCTATAACACGACGCAACCTCACCGAAGACACTTGTCGGAAGTGGGGGTACTGGTGTGGTGTGTATAATGGTGAGCCTGTACAGATAGCTAACTATAAAACACGGGACGGTAAAGTCTGCGGACAAAAGATTCGTACACCCAACAAGAAGTTTCACATCAAAGGAGAGCTACTTGGACTGTACGGTCAGCACTTGTGGCGAGACGGCGGTCGTCGTGTTGTCGTAGTGGAGGGAGAGGTCGATGCTTTGTCTTTGTCTCAAGCCTTCGATAACAAGTGGCCCGTAGTCAGCGTACCAAACGGAGCAGGAGCAGCTAAGAAATATGTAGCTCAAGCAATCGATTGGTTAGACAGGTACGAACAAGTCGTCTTCTGTTTTGATATGGACGATGTCGGACGGAAGGGAGCAGCAGAATGTGCAGCCCTGTTAACACCCGGCAAAGCGTACATCGCAGAGATACCACTGAAAGACCCATCTGATATGCTAGTCGCTGGGCGAGCAAAGGAGTTAGTCAGTTGCTTGTTTGACGCACGAGAGTACAGACCAGACGGCATCGTAAACGGTAAAGAGTTGTGGGATGTTATCGCTGATAGACAGCACAGTAAATCTATACCTTATCCGTATGCTGGACTGAACGAGCTGACGCTTGGACTGAGACAAGGAGAACTAGTAACCGTGTGTGCAGGTAGTGGTATAGGTAAGTCGTTATTCTGTAGAGAGATAGCACACCACATCCTTGGACTTAACGAGAAGGTAGGATACATAGCTCTTGAAGAATCGGTACGACGCACAGCTCTTGGCATCATGGGCATCCACATAAACAAACCTATCCACTTAGAAGAGGATGATACAAGTGAGGAGGTACTGCGACCAGCGTTTGAAGAGACGGTAGGTAACGGGAACTTCTACACTTACGATCACTTCGGATCGATGGATAGCGACAACCTGTTAGGTAAGATAAAGTATTTGGTTAAGGGGTACGATTGTAAGTGGATATTCTTGGACCACCTATCGATTGTTGTTAGTGGTATCCAAGGGGACGACGAACGACGCTTGATCGACAACACCATGACTAAACTTAGGAGTCTTGTTGAAGAGACGGGATGTGGTATGGTACTTGTCAGCCATCTGAAGCGTGTTGATAGCGGACACGAAGAAGGAGGACGAGTAAGTCTGCACCACCTAAGAGGTAGCCAAGCAATCGCACAGCTATCGGACATGGTGATCGGTCTGGAACGTAACCAACAATCAGAAACAATAAGCAACGAAACACGAGTCCGAGTACTGAAGAACAGATTCAGCGGACAGACAGGACACTGTGACACTTTGTATTACAGCGGTGATACAGGTAGATACACTCCTGATGTGTTCAAACCAACTAATGATGAAACCAATAACCCATTCTAAGAAATGAAAACACTATTCTTTGATATAGAGACCAACGCCATTAACGATTGGTCCACCTACTCAGACCTTCACACCGTCCACTGTCTATCTATCTACGATCCTATGCTTCCTAAGATGATGACGTTCCACGGGGAAAGTATAGAGCGTGGATTGTTAGAGCTTCAGAAAGCAGAGCGTATCGTCGGACACAACATCATCGACTTTGATATACCTGCACTGAAGAAGCTGTACGGTTTCTCACCGCCACTTATTAAAGTATTAGATACATTAGTAGTTAGTAGATGTGTGTTTCCTGATCTACGGAACGATGACTTCGGACGGAACAACTTCGACAAAGCACTCGTTGGTAGTCACTCGTTGAAAGCGTGGGGACATCGGATAGGTCAAGCAACGAAGCTGACATACGGAGAAGAGGACGGAGCATTCGATGAGTACAACGATGAGATGCGTAAGTACTGTGAGAGGGATGTTATCGTGACGCAACTCTTGTATGACTATCTGTTTGGTCAGAGTCCTAGTCGTGAAATGATAGCGATAGAACACTGGTTCAAGTTTGTTATCAGTATGCAAGAGCGACACGGGTTTAAGTTTGATCTTGATAAAGCAGACGTACTGACTGCCAAGCTTATGGGTATTCGAGCAAAGCTGACCACTGACTTACAGAACGCTTGGAAACCAACAAAGATGGAGATGAAGAGTCCCGCTGGTTGGTCGTTAAGAATTGAAAGAGAAGATGGTGTAGAAATTATCAATCGTAAGACAAAGAACGAATTGAAGCAGGAGCTAAAGAGTCGAGGGTTGAAGCAGACGCTAGTCAAAGAAGCAGTGAAGACTGGCAACGCAGTGAAAGAGATACCGTTCAACCCCGGCAGTCGTAAGCAGATCGCTGAACGATTGATGGGTCTTGGTTATGAACTACCCACTGAGAACGACGGTGTATCTTATAAGGTAGATGAATCTGTATTACGTGGTATCGACCACCCTATAGCTGGAGATTTGTTATCGTATCTACTCGTACAGAAAAGACTTGGTCAGTTAGCAGAGGGTCAACAAGCTTGGCTCAAGCTACAAAAGAACGGAGTGATACACGGTAGAGTAAATACCAACGGTGCAGTCACTGGTAGATGTACACACCAAACGCCTAATGTAGCACAAGTACCTAGTGTACGAGCTGAGTTCGGATCGGAGTGTCGTGAGTTATTCAAAGCACGTAACGGTTACAAGTTAGTAGGGTGTGATGCATCTGGACTTGAGCTTCGTATGCTTGCACACTACATGGCATTCTATGATCGTGGAGAGTACGCCAAGATCGTTACTGAAGGAGATGTACACACGGTCAATCAAAAGGCAGCAGGACTGGAGACACGGGACCAAGCTAAGACATTCATCTACGCTTTGTTATACGGAGCAGGTGACGAGAAGATTGGTAACATAGCAGGTGGTAACGCACAGCTCGGACAACAACTAAAGCGTAAGTTCTTCAGCAGCTTACCAGCACTCGCTCGTCTACAAGCTGATGTACAACGAAAGGTAAAGCACGGCGGAGAACTGAAGGGTCTTGACGGACGCATCCTACCGATACGCAGTAGTCACGCAGCACTGAATATGTTATTACAATCGGCTGGTGCTGTGTGTATGAAAGTAGCGTTGATCCAACTGTTTCATTTACTGAATGGATTGAGGTGGCAACACGGCAGAGAGTACGCATTTGTAGCTAACATACACGACGAGTTCCAAGCAGAAGTAGTACCCGATAAAGCAGAAGTGTTTGGTAAGTTAGCCGTTGAATCAATACAACATGTAACTAAACAACTGAAGTTGAATGTACCGTTAGACGGTGAGTATAAGATCGGTAACAACTGGAGTGAAACACATTAACAATGACAGAGATAGAATATGATATGTACACTACCCTTGCGAATGTCTATGATACACAAGACCTTACAGTTAACTACGACTGGAGACAACAATACAACGATAAGATGCCAAGTTCAAATGCACAACGGATCGGAGCGATAGCTGAGACACGTTTTATAGCAGAATGTTTAGAGCGTGACTTCGAACCACATACCCCCACAACGCCGATGCCTTGGGACTTCATTGTTACTTGTCCAGCAGGAGACTTAAAGGTACAAATCAAAAGCACATCTGTTAAAGCTGGAACATTCTATACAGTTAATGCTGGATCAGGAACTACACAGAAGCTACACATATCAAACGATGTAGATGTAGTAGGTGTGTATGTATCACCTATTAAAATGTGGTGGATGATACCCCGTAAGTTAATAGAAAGTAAAACAATCAAGCTATCTCCCGAACAAGCAAGCCGATCTAAATATAAAAAATACCAAGAGAACTGGAGTATATACTATGAGTAAAACCAAAACAACATTACTGATTGATGCAGATGTATTAGCGTTTGAAGCGTCAGTAGTAGCAGAAGAATCAATCCAATGGAAAGACGAACTGTGGACTGTACACGCAGACATGGCATTAGCTAAAGCTCGTGTTATCAATCGCATCGTAGAGTTCCAAGAGAACTTAAAGACAGAGAATGTAGTGCTGTGTCTGAGTGACCGTGCGAACTTCCGTCGTAAATTAAACCCAGACTACAAAGCAAACCGCTCTAAGTCTCGACTGCCCATCATCTTACGACAAGTAAAGCAGTGGATCATCGACGAGTTAGGTGGTGTGTTGTGGGCGAACCTAGAAGCAGATGATGTTATATCTATATTAGCTACCGATAAGGCAATGGATGAAGAGACTATCGTGGTTAGTATAGACAAAGACTTCAAGAGTGTACCCGGTATCTTCTTTGATTATAACAAGGGAGAGTACCACCAACCAAGTGAGGAAGAGGCTGACAACTATCACTTGATACAAACTATAGCGGGAGATCATACGGATGGATACAGCGGAGTACCCGGCGTGGGTGTGGTGAAAGCGGAACGGATACTGGAGAAGGACGGATACACATGGGAGACCGTTGTAACATGTTACGAGAAAGCAGGACTCTCTGAACAAGACGCATTGATGAATGCATGGATGGCACGACTCCTACGCAGTGATAACTACTGCTTCAGAACAAACACTATTAAAAAATTATGGATACCAAAGAACTACCAAACCAAGGATATACTAGAGATTTCTCAACAGGGGCTAAGCGTGACGGGGATGATGGACGGGGACGACCCAGCCTTATTCCTCCAGTCGCCCTTCGCCGTCTCGCAAAAAGATTTGAAGATGGCGGAAAGCTTTACGGAGACAACAACTGGAAACGAGGTTTCCCTCTAAGTAGATTATATGACTCG